TTCTTTTTTCATCCTCGTTAGTCTTTCCTTTCTTGTTACTCTGTGAGAACATTGATTCTTCGCACCCAGATACCTTCGCCGTTCTCGTTGGCTGATATCATCATATACTTTGCATTATCCGGAACAGTAACGATATAATCACAGTCCCCTTCTTCTTCGATTTCTACAGCTGAAACCATTGTGAATCCGGCACTGCTGTTATCAACTGCAAAAATAATCGGATATTTTCCGCGTCCACTACCGGCTCGTGATACCATGCTCGTATGTATGATATACCGTTCGCCTCGTTGTACATTCAGTGTTGTACACTGTGTTTTTGCCCCTTCCATAAGTACACACGAACTGCCAGCATCTTGTGCTTCCCACAGTTTGCCGTCTGTGATAGACACTGTTTTTTCTACTGAAAAAATTGCCTGTACATTCCGGACATCCTTGCGTGTTTTTGCCATCAACGCCTTACTCTGTCCTGTAATACCTGCCATCTTTGTTTCCATATCTTTTACGTGCTCATTTGTATAACTCTTACACGCCTCAGCGTTATTGTAACATTCTTGGATGCTGTCATGGATCGACTGCCGGACATCCCGCCCGTAGACTGCCGCCAGTATCTTTTTTAAGTTCTCTGTTATAGCCATTCCTGTTCCCCTTTCCTATGAAAATGTCAGCTTCAATGCCGCATGCACACCACATGGTGCATTGTTGACTGCGTTGGTTGTATTCGGCATCGTTGCGGCAATAGATACCATATTACGGTTGACAACGCCCCGGTAGGACGATGCCGCTACCAGCGTGGATGCATTGCCACCATAAATATAATTCCCATTCTGCCGGATCTGCAGTCCGGTTGCCGATGCTATCTTGACAGAACTGCAGCCGACAATCGGTGTCGATACCGGAATGCAGAACTGCACTTCCTTGCCTGCGGATGTCACATAGCCAGCCGTGAAACATTCAATATTTATGCTGTCGCCCTTGGTCAGGATATTCATATTTCCGACCACGTACCAGTATGATCCGCTGTAGACCAATTCCAGGACTGTGTACTGCTCGATCAGTTCTGCCGGGATATTGCTGTTTTTATAGTAGATCGGCTTCGCTCCGGTAGCATTAACGTTCAGTGTTGGATTTGTGGCCGTGTTGGCGTAGTTGAAACGTACACAGACTCTTGCACCTGCAACCAGCTCAAAACCTGACAGGCTGACCGTTTTTGCCGCTGTTGATGCTGATGTATAGCAGTTTGCATAATTTCCAACTAATGTATTCACGTCTACTGCTATACCGTTGCAATTACAGTATGTCTTTCCGTTACTCGCAACACGCAACCTAGGCGTATTAATATAGCCATTGTTCAGATCTATAAGAAATCCACTGCTTGGAAATGATTCTCCAGAAGAACCGCTATAATTTCCGGATTTTAGTACACCTTTTTGGAATGTACCGAGATTATCACTGATAGCAACTATACCGTCATTTTCCAGATCTTTTGCATCTACAGTCTGTACATTTGACACGGAAAATGGGCTTGGTTCTGTATCAAGATCTTCCACCTGTTCGACTTGAATCCCAGAAACTATAAACAAAGCAGCTTCCATATAACCAAAACCTAATGCTATATATGGAAAATCTTTAACGCACGTGTATTTTATTGTTTTCCTTTCCCATTGCAAACCACAAAAAACATATTCACCTTTCTTAGATGCTAAGATATTTCCATTATACAAATGGCTACGTTCTTTGCTTTCCCATATCAAAAACTCAATTCCTCTGTTTTCTGATTCAGAAAGATAAGGACATCTTATATAAAAAGAAATCAGGTACTTTTTCCCAGGAATTAAGGTTATGAAACCATCATGTTTTTTACTGCTCCCTAAAATAAATCCATTTTTTGATTGCAAGATTTCTGTTGTTTTTCTTCCGTCAAGCCATAGTGCATTGGTCCCGGGAACGTTAGGTGCTTGTGCAAAAAATGATCCTCCACATTCTTTTACTTCTGTTGCTACCTTTACTTGATAGTCTTCAAAATATGAAAGCAATGTACTTTCCGTGATTGTTGCAAAATTATCATATCCAAGATTATATAAATTACTGTTTAATCCAAAAGTTAATTTATCTACGCTGATTGCACCTGCTGCTATCTTATCTGCACTGATTGCACCTGCCTTGATTTTTTCTGCTGTCACGCTGCCTGCTGCCAGTTCGCCTGTGGTAATGGCACCTGTTGCAATTTTATTTGCTGTGATGGTCTTTCCCGCAATTTCATTGGCAGTAATGGCACCTGCCACAATCTTATCTGCAGTTATGCTTCTCTTGGTCAGTACATCACCATCTATCGTATTTACATTCTGAGATACCAGTTCACCTGCATTATTGATTGCATAGATGATCGAATTCTTATCGCCACAGATGATCAGCCTTTCCACCGATAATGTACCGGCAGTGATTTTGTTGGCTGTCAGCTCCACTATTTTCGCATCGGTAATAGATCCGTCTGCAATTTGAGCAGAACCTACAACACCGACACCTATCATTGCGGTTGTAATACTTCCGTTTTTGATATTTGCAAGATCTATCTTTGCATAATTTGCATCTAACGAACCAAGAACCGCATTTACAGCTTCAAGACTTCCGGTTATTACCACCTTGTAATCTGCTAAATTTCCGGAAATACTATCAATTCTGGCATTCGCTGCATCCAGATCTTTTACATCTGCCTTATCTGTTTTTATTATTTTGATTTCTGCCCCATCAGCTGTCAGTCGTCCACTGATATCCACGTTTTCTGCCTGTAGTTGTTTTATATCGGCTTCACCGACATCTAATCTTTTGGCTGTCAGATCTGCAAATTCACCGTAACTTGCACTCATTTTATCGAATGTAGCTTTTGTTGCTTTCAAATCATCGAAGCTTGCCTTCTGTCCTATGATTTCTTTCGCTGCAACCAATTCTATGTTCAGCCGTTCAATCGCCTGTGCTGTTGGTCCTTTACTGCTACTTATGCTCCCGGATTCAATTTCCGTTTTTCCCTGACTTTCAATTTCTGTAATTAATCCACCATCATAATCCATCGACAGCTTCATAATCGGGATCTTAATTTTTCCTCCGTATTTATCGTGAATAGTAACGATATCTCCTATGTCAAGACGTGGATCTCCAAGAAAAGATACCGAAGCAGGCTGAAAAGTAAAATCTTTCAGCTGATTGCAAATTTTATCAAGGACGGGCCGCGTCATAACCGGATTCTCAATCTGTATTCCTACAGTGCCCACGCCGGAAAGTAATGTTGCGGTTGCCGTATCGCACTGGATTCTGCCAAGCTTGAACAGACTTTCGCTTTTTTTCAGATCATCATAATATCTGGATGCAGATATTTCATAATCCGCCTGTTTATACCAACGAAGTTCAATTTCACCATTTCGATTAATGACACAATATTTTCCATAGAACTGTGCAACATATCCCAGTGCATCCTGCATGGTATATCCGTCGAATGGGTTTACATAATTCCCTTGTGTGATTTCATTGCCTTCGTCATCATACGTTGTTTCCGTTTCTTTCCAACGCTTCGGAATTTTGACACCGGACGGGAGATTATCAATGCTGCTTGCAAGCGGTACTCCGGACATGTTGCTAATCTCTTTCAGCACTTCTTTTCCGTCTGCTGGGTATTCCAATTTACTTACATATGCTTTTGAAAACTTCACATACATCCTGTCATATGCACAAAAATTGATAATTCCGTCATCATTATTCACTTTTTCCGGTGTGAATTTTCCAAGGTCACAGTATATATACTCCGTACCGAACAATACGCCAATCTGTAACGTTATTTCTTTACTTTCGAGAGAAATGGTTGTTGCTTCCATTTTGACTTGTACACTGGCTGCCACAGCTCCGCCGATACTGATATGAGCAGAATTGTTCGAGGCAGCATGAAGTGCAAAACTTTTGATACCCTCAAAAATATCTTTCCCCAGAACGACTCTTGCCTTAAATGTTCTGCTGTCCTGCTCTACTGCATTTTTGAATATTTCATTAACTTGAAGCATTTTGTACCTCCCTCCTGATGATTATTTTTCAATCAGGTTTACCGTGACACCTACATACCGTGGCTTCCCCTCGACATAGGTGTATACCGGACACGTAAGATCGCCTGCATACATATTTACTGTAATGTTCTTTCCGGTCTTAGGACTTCGGAAAGTTACATTGAAAAAAGCCGGTTCAACAGCCGCTTCTACTATTGCCATCTGTGCGTCTGTAAGCGGCAGAAATTCGATTTCCAGTTTCCATTTCAGTCCGATGATATCGCCGGTCATTGTTCCATCTGCTCCACGCCCTGCATTTTTCGACCAGATCTTATTTCGTGAAATTTTCAGACCATTTAACTTCGGTTCCGGCATGGCAACGCCGCCGATCGTGATGGATGCGGCCATTTTTTGTCACCTCATTTCTTCAAAAAGTACCGCCCTTTCGGACGGTACCGGTTAAACCAATATCGGGCATACGCCTGTCGATTTGGTTCTGTGATTGATTTCTTCTACGACTACGTCTGTGACCTTTCGACCGCCAACGTATATATTGAATGTAGGGGTTTCATTCTGAGACTTTCCGTTCTTTGCTGACTGCATAGAAAACGCTGCCATAACAGCTTTATATACACCTTGTTCAATACCCGCTATAATTTGCTGCTGGTTTGCGACGGTAGTTTTATTTCCCATCTTTCCTACCAATTCAGGACCAGCTTCATTTGCCATGAACATTTCTCCTGTTTTTGGAAATCCACCGCTTGCATACCATTCAACATCCAGTTTTGGTATCTGGAATGTTTTTCCCAGAAATTTATATTGTGATGTGCTGAATTTCAAATGCGGCAATGCAAAATGAGGTATTGAGATTTTCCAGTTCACAACCTTATTTACCAGCCAGTCTTTCGCCTGACCTAAAACACCGGAAACCTTGTCCCAAGCACCTACGGCATTTGCTCGGAAAGTAGCTGTTTTGCTTTTAACGCTGTCATACAATGTACGTGCGTTACGTGCTATACCGCTCCAGTCACCCGAAGCTCTTGCAGTATAATCTGCAGCTCTATTCTTGATATTTCTTCCGAATTCCCCAAGATAATTTTTGATTCTGTCCCAAGCACCGCGTGCGTTCGCAGTATAATCAGCTGACTTACTTTTGATTTTATCAACAACTGTTCTCCCATATGCTTTCAGTTTATTCCATGCACCTACAGCTTTTGCTTTGAATGTGTAAGTGGTATTTTTGGCCTGATTTTTCACTTTGTCCAATGCCGCATCGAGTTTATCCCAGCCGCCTTTTAACGTTGCTGAAACGTTAGCAACGATAGAGTTATTTTTTACTTTATCCCAGGCACCTTGAACGGAATCCCATAAATCTTTTCCGGTACTTAAAACTTTCGCACCTATACCCAATACTTTGTCACCCAGATTATCCCAGGCATCTTTAATGCCGCTCCAGATTTTTTTCGCAATTTCTGCAATATTTCCTGGAATATCCGCAATGCCTTGCAATAATCCTGCAATACATTGTTTGCCTAAATCCGCAAATACTGTTGAAGGTGAATGAATGCCGAATGCTTTCTTAAAACCATCGACAAATGGATCTAAAATATTTTCCTTTATCCAATTCCCTACGTTTTCGAGTGCGTCCGTAATTCCTTTAAATATGCCTTTTACGAGGCTTCCACCGCACTCGTCTTTCTTCTCCATAAAGTAATTGTAGATTTCACCCGGAATATCCCCCAGCAATCCGGCCACGAAAGCTGCTGCTCCACCTGCAATACTTCCTGCTGCTTCGGCTGCTTTCTGCAAGATTCCTTTCCAGTCAATGGCCAGGATTGCAGTCTTAACAGATTCTCCAAGATTCTTCCAATCTACATTCTGCACTGCTTCGCAGAAAGATGTGAGAAGACCTTTCATCGTGTCGGATGCAGTTTTTCCAAGCATCGACCAGTCTATGTTTTTGATGGTGCTGTCAATAGTTTCTCCGACAGATTTTCCTAATTTACTCCAGTCAAAATTGGTCACAAAGGTAGAGGCTGTCCCTACTGCAGTGTTTATGCCTTCTGCAATTGTCTTTCCTACAAGTCTCCAATCTGTTCCTTCCATGAAACCATTAAGGAATGTTGCTACTGATTTTGCAATCTTATTGCAGGTCTTTTTGATGTCATCCCACTGGATATTTGCAAGAGCTGCGTTAAGCTTCTGTCCGGCAATCTTTCCTATTTCCGTGAAATCTGCGTTTGCCCATGCATCCTTGATCATCTGGGCGAAATTTGCATATTTATTTGTAACTTCGTTCTCTTCGAAACTTCCGCCGTCACTTCCGGATGATCCACCGGAACTGCTTTTGCTGTCATCATCCAGCTTATTGATCTCATCAAACCCCATCAGGGATTTTTTGACCTTATCTGCCGCATTAGCTGCAGAATCACCGGTCTTGTCCAGACTGGCGGCATAATCTTTCTGCACCTTAGAGGCAGTAGTGTATGTCTTCTGTCCGGTAAGAGCTGCAAAGAACTGCCCAACAACATTGCATGCCTGCACCAGATAATTTATCAGCGTTGATAATGCCGGTGTGATCGTATTGAGAATCGGGGAAAATGCAGTCGCAAGGCTGTTTTTCAACTGCTGCAATCCGCCTGATAATTCTGAAAGATTTGCGTTTGTTTCGCTGTTCTTCTTTGCAAGGTTCTTGAAACCATCTACCAGGGCATTTCGAAGCTTGCTGAACAATACATACATACTTCGAATACCAAGACCGTATTTGAGTAATTTTCCAATTCCGCCACTGAGAGCATTGTTTCCTTGCTTGATTCCTCCGGCAAATTTCCGGATTCCTGGCAATCCGGTTGTGAACTTTTTAAGTAATGCCCCGAATGCACCGGATGCTGTTTTTATAGCGGGACCGACACCTTTCATAACAGCACTCATAGCTTTAAATGCTCTCGAGCCGATATATGCAGCACTGGACGCAACCTGACCGACAACCGGAATACTCTGAATCGCAGACGCAGCCGCTGCCTGTGCTTTTCGAATACTGGCTGTCATATCTTCAAATGCTGCTTGGGCTGTCGCTCCCATGGTCGCAAATACACTTCCATCCGCAAGATGCGGTGTCTGGATATCTGTACCACTGTTCTCCATACTTCTTCGTTCGGCATTATATTCTCGCAGTCGGTTCGTAAGATCTGAAAGTGCAACTCCATCCCTCTGATATTGTTCAGACTCCTGCAAGTTGGAGCCATCCAGCAACATAGAACTTCTGAGGTCTTTGTATTCTTTCAATTTGTTCCTCATGATAGACAGCTGGTTTGTGTTCTCACGGTACTGATCCGTCGGTATCATTGCTTTTCCGTTATCCTCAAGGTCTTTCATTTCACCTTTTAGATATTTCATTTCCGTTTCAACTTCTTTGATTTGCTCCGTCAGACCAGTCATTGCACCACCGTCGCCAGGCTTAAATCCGAGATCCAACCATTCTCTTTGCTTCGCAATTAACTTCTCCAGTCTTGCCTGTGCATCATCATAATGAGCCTTCACTTCGCTGTAATCAGCACTCGGAACCGTCGCTTTTCCTGCTGCCTCTAATGCCTTCTGCTTTTCTTCCAGCTTTGCGTAAGCGGATTCGGTCTTTGCAATATTGGTTTCTAGGTCTTTAAACTCCTGTGTTGGCACAAAACGCTTGCTCGCATCCATGCTGTTCATTTTCTGGATCAGTTTTTCCTGCTCCATCTCTGTTTTTGCAATAGTATTGCATAACTGTTCATATTCTGGATTGTATACACGGATGCCTGCTGCGACCTGTGCTTCCCTGATATAGTCTCTTATCTGTCCGGTAGCCTGCTTCCAGATCGTACCATTGACCATATCTTTCCAGGAACTTTTTATAAGGTTCTGCATATTTTGAATCATTTGCATATTTTCGCTCATTGTCTGGCGAACTGGTTCCTGAGTTTCATTCATGCTGTTGTTGATATCTGCGGCTGTACTTCTGACAATATCTTCTGTCTCTTTTGCCGACTGTCTCAGATCATCATTCTGAAACACTGGTTGTGACTGCTGCACCGCATCCTGCATATTCTTAATAGCTTTTACGGAACTGTCCGTATTCAATGCATCTTCCGGTGTTTGCAACTCACTCAGGCTCTTTTTAACGTTTCTCATCGCCTCCGACAGTTCGGCACTTGCCGCACTGCCAGGTGTTTCGATTTTTGATGTGCTGGTGTTCATCTGAGAAACTGTGTTATTCACAACGCTTGTAGCTTCTCTCATTGCCTGTTTCAGTTTTGCGTTGTTTGCCTCAATGATGACTTTCATTCTGTGCAGTGTATCACTCAATGTTCACACCTCCTTCCCTTTTCACTATTTCTTATTGATGTCTTCGTCTGTTGAACTCTGCGGCATATAAGCGGCGGTTTTCGGCAGCTGTTACAACCTGTTCTTCTTGCTTGCTTTCCTCGAACTGTTCTCGTTCTTCCCTGAACAGTTCCGGGTAGAAGTCCCATGGTTTGCGGGCTTTGTTTTCTGAATTCAAATACCTGCCGATATGCTCTGCGATGCTTTCCGCCTGTATGAACTGCTGCAGGATCTTAATCTTTGCACGCCGTCCATAACTCCGAATGCAGTCGTGGACTTCCGGGATAGACATATTCCAGAAGTCCTGCACTTTGATTCCTGCATCCAATGCATCTTCGTATAGTTTCCAGATTTCTTCGGTGACTGTTTCTGTTACAGGATCACATCTGCCTGATCCAGATCTTTCATCAGGCTCTCTGCCATCGCCGGCGTAAAAAAACCGGATACCGCCATAGTCGGCATAATTACTTTTGCCATGAAATCAAACTGATTGCCGCCTTCTTCCAGCCACTTGTCGTACAGCTTTGTTACTTTGTCGAACGTTGTACCGTGTTCCCATGGCTCGATAGCTGCCTGGGCAATCGTCAGCATAACACCAAGCGGCGGAATATCATTCGCCGTTACCAGCGTCATAATATTGGTACGGTATTTGTTTTCCAGTTTTGTGATCATACCGGTATTAAGTTTCATTTTGTGTTGTACACCTGCCACTTCCCAGTAATGAAATGGTGGTCTTTTTTTCTTTGCTTCTTCGATAGATGTTACTTTTTCTGTTTCTTCTTTCTGGAATTCTTCATCCAGTCCTTCTAATCTTTCCATTGATCGCCCCTCCTTATGACGGATCTGTAACTTTCAGATCACTGCAGATTGTCATCTTTGCTTCTACTTCAACAACTCCGTTCACACCGCCGCCCGTACGTTTTACGGACACTTCTGCGTCATATTCCGTGGTTGTGCCATCTTTTAATGTTTCTTTGAAACTAAGTACTTTGTCAGATTCCTGTGCTTTTCGAAGAATGCGATACGCACTGGTTGCCGCTCCATTTTCATACTTGAATTTGTATGTCATGTCTCCAAGATCACCAATACCATTCTCGTACTGTTTATTTTTATCGTTCAGACCGGTATTTTCTACTTTTTCCGGTTCAACACCACAGTCCGGGATCTCTTTCAACCCTTGAAGTTCTTTGTAAGCACCAGCTGCGTCACTTTTTTCCTTGTACTCAAGTTTTGCTCCATTTGCCAGCATATTCTTCACGCTCCTTTTCTAGTTCAGCCAGAATACTTCTTCTGACTCCATATCAATGATTGCTTCATATCTCATTACTTTATGTTTCAACCCAGATGGATCCGGGGTGTCCTGACACAGGGTACGCACCAGCCCAAGTGCTGCCAGTGCCTTGTCTACCTTGAGTGCAGATTCGGACGTAGAGCGGTTATGCCAGATATCTACACGATATCGTACATAGCTCTTTTCCTCTCCCTGTGCGGTATGTTCATATACCTTGTTATCTTCTTCGGTGTACTGCACTGCTGGAAGCTCTGCCCAGTCTTTTGGGTACTGGTCCGTTACATTCCCGAACGCTCCGGCAAGTGCGGAATAGATCTGATCTTTTACGTTTTTCATAAATTCTTTTCGATTGCCTCCTCAAAATAATGTGCAATTTCCAGTTCATTGTTTTTTAGTGCCGGATATAAAAATGGTTGTGCAGCCTGTCCGGTACACTGGTAGAATCGGCCGTCCGGCGTATCCACATAAAACCACTTATACTTTTCGGCCGTCTTCCGCCCGATCATGCTTTCGTGGATCCACCAGGGCGACTGTACATAGGCATAGGCAACATCCGGTGATATCCCCGCGTGTTGCTTCTGACCTTTGGGGCCTGTACCAAATTCCACATATTGTGCATACTTTTTGTTGGTGTAACAGATGCCTACAATCTTTTCGCTGCTGGTTTCTATCGCCGTGTATATACTCCCTCTCAATTCCCCATCATTTACCGGGCATCTTGTTTTCGCCTCAGCCTGCACTGTTTTGATACTTTTTGATACCGCATCATACATATTCACTGCTGCCGTTTTTTGAAACGCATCCGTAATTTCTTTTTTACCGATGATCACAGTTTTTCCACCTCCAGCGTAAGATAGGTGTAAGGATAAATGGCAACGACCTTATAATCCGGATCATTGCCGCCGTTTACAGAAATACCGTCATTTACAGATACCGTCATACCTTCCTGAAACCGATATGACGGTTTGCCATTCTTGCCCGGTACTTCCGCATATTTCCCGTCAATCCTCAGGTTTCGGATAAGCGGAAGCCTGCTGCCATACATTTCTGCCTGTACTTTTCCACCGGCTGTCCACATTTCCGCCCGAAAACAAGAAGGCGGAGCATATTCTGTATATGTTCCACCCTCTGCATCTTTTTTCTGCACCACCTGGAAATGTTTGAATTCTCGAAGCCTATTCCTTTTCAGCCTCATAGGCCACACCCCCTACACGTGCCAGCCGATACCGGTTCAGCACATCATAGATTCGCTTTGGTGCATTATCGAAGTTGTAAGATTCCCCTGCACCGGTTCTTGAAGATTCCCCCTCTGTTCCCATGCGGTTGATAGCGATCACGGCAAGATCACGCACCGTTTTCTTAAGTTCCGGGATCATCTTCTTTCGTCCGGTATACGCCAGCACCCAGTCTGTTGCATCTTCCAGGACAACTTCCACCAGCTCTTCATCTCTTTCGCCAGTCAGGATTTTGATTCTCTCAAAATCAGTCATTTAGACCACTTCCTTATCATCAGCCATTTGTAATCAGGCGAGCCATCGGGATTGCTTTCGGATCGAATTTAATGCTCCAGTTCGCAGTTGCAAACAGCTGTGCATCTGTAGGTGATTCAGTCCATCCGGATTTTGGCACCGCAAAGCTGAATCCATTTGGGTGAATCGTTTCTCTCATTCTGGTGATAAGTTCATCCTGACCGCCATTCTTTTTCGGATCACGGTTCGTTTCTACCGGAACATCCACACGGCCTCTTGCGGTACGGATCACCCCTCGTCCAAACAGATAGGTTGTGTATTTTTTCAGGTCCTTATTGTCCCCTGATCCACCGACAGCGGTGCATGGCACACCATCATCAACGATAACGGTATATCCGTTGGCAGAAGCGATATTCATTGGTCGCTGGATGCCATTTGCATCGGTATATTTCCAGTATTCCAGCAGCTGCTTATTTTCCAATGTTTTTGCAACATTGGAGTGCATGATTGCCAGGCCGAACTGGTCTTTGTGGTCTCCGCAAGCCAGAGTAGCCAGGTCATTGAGGTCTGTTTCTGCGATATTTCTTGCGGCAGATGAAGAAGAACACAGATCAAGCGTGTGCGTCTCATTCCATGTCTTGGCATTGCCGGAAGCTCCTGTGATGCCAAACACCGCATCTGTGATACCGATCAGACGTTTCTGTCTTCGTTTCTGCCAGTATTTCGCAACAGTGGCAACAATGTGTCCCATCGGGTCAGCCCCGGAAAGTTCAGCGGTGAAGTTGCGTGCAAAGAAGCCTTTTGCTCTTCCGTATACAATACCGCTCTGAGAACCGCCGCCAACTTCTGTTACCGTGATATCTGTCTGGCCATCATAATTCTGATCATCGCCATCCAGTGTGTCATAAAATGGAATGGTGTACAGATTTCCACTGCCGGCAATTCTGTTTGCAATTACCGGATCCTCTACTACCGCACCGGATTCGATCATCGCTGTGAGATATGGATCCGGTGCTTCGTTCCACATTTCCATAAATAACTCATCATCAAAAGGAATTCCAAAAATTGTTCCTGCCATTAGTTATTACTCCTTTCATTTCCCGGCCAACTGTTTATACAGTTCCGGATTTTCTGTTTTCAGTTTCAGTCTTTCTGTGTATCCCATCTTGGCATACGTTTCTTTCGTTACATTCTCCTGAGGTGCTTTCTTCGGCGGTGTTCCACCTTTCAGGCGTTCATTTACTGCTGCTTCTACTGCTTCCTGAAATGCTTTTTCTACCGCACTGATGGATTTGTTACAAGTGTCTGCATCTGCATAATTCAATACTTCTGCCAGGCTTACCGGCAATTTCTTTTCCACCAGAGTATTCTTAGCTTCTGCCATCAGTTCTTTTCTTGTGATCACAGCCTCACGATCCGAAAGCTCTTTTTCTTTTTTCTGCTGCATGTACGCAGCTTTTTCCTCTTTGTTCATTTTTGCAAGCTTCTCTGCTTCAGAAAGTCTATCATCCGTAAGAGCCTGCCATTTCTGCTGTGCATTACTTACTGCCGTATCAATCGCTTTCTGCACGCGGCGATCAAATTCTGCCTGATTTCCTTCTCCTTTCAGGAAATCATCGAAGCTCATTGGCCCTGTGCCTGCTCCCGGCTCTCCCTCGCCACCTGTTCCGGATCCACCGCCATTGCTTCCTTCGCCAGCCCCAGCACCGTCTCCTTCTGCGAAAATTTGCAATCTCATTGGCACTTTGCAGTTGCATACAAAAAATCTGTTTTTCATCTTTCTATCCTTTCCGCCCAGCCTATCCGTTCTCACGTCCGGGCCATTCGTGTTTTATGGATCATCCTGCTTCTTTTACGTCTGGCAGAAAAAGACATAAAAATAAGACACGTAACCCCGTGCCTTAAAGGGAGATATCTGGATCACCGCCTTTCTACGGATAACCGTCTGCCGTTGAACTGTACCGTGTCGCCAATCTGTGCCACTTCATCGCCAATCTTCACCCCCTTCAACTCTGCGTGTCCGTCTTTGTCCCGGTATAATAATTTGATTGTCTTGTAATTGATCCGGCTCGCCAGCCAGTTCGGTGCAAGCCTGTCTGCGTCTTTTGTGACGGTGTAGTGTTCAGTCATCGTGTGTAACCTTAAGTCCGAACTCTGGAAGAAAGTTAATCTCGTAATAATACTTATCTACCTCAGCCCCTGAGATATCTTCAACAACATACATGGTGTAATCATTGAGAAATACATAATCTTTTTGATATTTCCCTTCTGCTGTTTCAATAATTACTTCCAGTTCGTTGTCTGAATTATTTTTCAGTGCAAACGTTCCGGTCAGTTCAAGCAAAATAGTATCTGTTCGTGCATTCAGAACGGTAAGTTTTCGCGTTACATTGAAGTTATCAGCTTCCTTGGAGATATTTGTACTTACCTGATCCGCTTCTGTGCATCCAGTCATTGCAAAACAACTCACTGCTGTCAGTGCCAGCAATGCTGCTATTTTTCTTTTCATCACTTATTCCTCCGTATAGCATGTATTTGTCACTTTCTTGTACACATCTTCGTAAAGTTCCTGCTTATCACCGTTGTATGTATACTCTGCATAGATACCATCACCGCTCACCGTAGTAGATACAAGACATTTGTAATTCTGTAAAGTTTTGCAACCCCATACTACGAATACGTTAGATAAGTCAATTGGCGGCGTTACCGGTGTATCGGCAAAACCATTCTTGTTGTACCAATTAACCAGTTTCTTTTTACAAACGCTTTCAAAATGTGCCATTCCTGTGATAATCATCTTTTTATCCTCGCTTTCTTAATACAGTGTTGATTTATTTAATTCTTCCACCAGTTCCCTCTCGCGTTCTGAAAGTTCATAACAGATGGTATCCTCTGCTGCTTTTTCTGCTGCCTGCTTTTCTGCGTTCTGCTTCCTGGCTGCCGCCTGGTCTGACAGCAGAAGCCCTGCCCCGTAAATCGTTTTTTTCATGGCCCTTTGGGCGTCCAGGCTTCGCACATGCTGGCATTCTTCACGCCTTACCCTGAAATGCACGCCGTAGCGTGCCATTTTCTGCATCATGGCAGCGGTAACGATATGATCCGGATAATCATACTTTGACAATTTCCGTGTCTTTTCCTGCCTCAGCTTTTCTGTTGTATCATTCACCAGCTTTGTCAGCTCCGGTGATGTCTCTGCTACCGTTTCCGGTTCGAAACTGGTAATAAACGATGTCTTCACAGTTGCACCGTTTTCGTATTCGATCGTGCAGTCGCACACAATATGGTTCATTCTGTCCCAGGTAGTCTTGCCGGATAATGCCGTAAGTGACGGGGCAAACAAAAAGAACGGGATGCCCCGTTCCAGATAAAATTCACATATGTTTTTCAGGATGGAAAAAGGTGGGTTGTCCACCACCACACATCCCGGCGGATATTCGTCTTTTTCGTAATCGCCGCCCGGCCAGAATGGGCGAATCACGTTCTCAGGATCAATATTGTAACGTTTGCACACCCAGTCCTTTATAACTTCGTATATCTCCGATGGTGTATAGCAGTCGTCTGTCGTTTTCTTCGGTTTGAATTTCTCGACAAATTCTTCGTAAGTTTTGCTTTTTATGTTTCTCACCTCCCTGCAAAATGGGTACAAAAATACCACCGGCCTCTCGACTGGTGGTATCAAATTACATTTGTTGCAGTATCCACAATTTCTGTTCCTTTTTCGAATACTATTTTTATTTAATAAATTCCACTGTTTTTCCAACAAAATCCTCTTGTGCTTCTATTGCGTCATCTCTATTATATCAGAACCAGCCTCTTTTGCAACCGTTTTGCCATCGCTCTTAACATATTTCGCATACCATTCTCTATAGTTCATAGACGCTGGTACAAGATAGGTCTTCCCGGTTACCGGATCTCTTGCCCTTCTCTTCATTCCCTCCAACATCTTTTCGCCTATGATAGCGATTGTTGTCGATCTGCACCATGGGTGCATGGGCGGGCAATTCTTTCCCGGCTGCTGATCTTTCACAAGGAATACTTTTCCGTCCAGTTCCCGGCAGATCTCCGATGTTCGAAGATCCAGTGTCGCAAGATACTGGTACTTATCAATTCCACATTCCTTGTAGGATTCCATTTCGAGCTGGTTGGACAGATAACAGCTTTCTGTTCTAATCAGCCTTCTTGCCTTACTGGATCCACCGGCAAATTTTTTCGTCAGCATTTCTGCTGTCTCTCTTTCTGTTCTGCCTGTGATCAGGTTCACGAGCAGGGCTTCTTTCACTTCCTGGGCAACTGCCCTGGTATTTCTCCAGACTCTCTCGGAGTAATTCATGCCAGACCACTTACTTTTCAATACCTTGTCAACTTGCTTTTGGTCGATATGGGAAAACGAAAATCCGAACCCGGTTCGTTGCTGAATGTCAAAAATTGACCGGTTATAAGCCTCTTCTGCCAGCTGGATATAATGAGCCGTTGTAATCGCCTGCTCCTGTTTATAGACCTGCTGCATGACAAGATCTATCTGCGTTTGCAGCTCTTGTAACCTCTGTATGCGTGCCTGGTATGCCGGAGCTTCCAATTCTGCAAGCAGATCTGCAATCTCTTGTTTTTGGCTGCTACTCTGCAACCTCTGACGCAGTTCTTCGATAGAAGTGCGATCCCTCAATGTATTCAAAAGCTGTAATGCTTCTTTTTCCGTCAGATGGTGTTTCTCCACATACTTCTTGAAGATATCCTGCATTTCCCTGCTCAGGTACAAGGATGCTTTGGCATAGACTTTGGCTACCTGGTCAGCCGTTTCTTCTGCACTCTGCATATGTTCCCACATCCGCTGTGCTGTCCTTGCCTGCCAGTACTTCTCATTCTTTGTCATTTCCGTTTTCTACATCCTTTTGACCATCCGTATCATCTTCGGGAGAAAATGGCGTATTGGGCTGATTTCCGAATATTTCCTGCTGCCGTTTGACCGCTTCCTGTTCTTCCTCTTCGACTGCTTCCAACTCACTTTCTACATCATCCACGAATGGCACCTGTGAAAGCAGTGTTTTGCGGCTGACTTTTCCCCACAGGTTAGAAACAATCTGTGAGATTTCCAGCAGATTTTTCGGCATCGCACGCGTGAATACCGGTACAATTCCAGCTGTATCAATGTGGATCCCTGAACGTGTATTCAGGAAGTTTGCGAAAATCCTCAGCCTCTTTCTCAGTCCCTTCTTGTAATACCGGGTTTTGATTTTTGTGATATTTTCCATACCAAGCAGTTTAAATTCCATCGCAACACCACTTACATTGCCACCAAAACTTTCATCTGTCATGCACGGAATGTGGGAAAATTTGTGGATATCCTGCTCGATTGCCCTTTTCAGGATCTCTACGCCATTTTCATCGAACGTGCGTGTGAGATATTCTGCCTTTGCGTCTGAAGGAAGCTCCAGAAGCTTTTCCTTTCGCAAGTGCTGCATGGCTTTCTCTCCAATGCTCTGGTCTCCGTCCTGGTCCATTTCCTCATCGGAAAGTAACGTGCCGTACAATGCAAGGATTGCGTCCACGAACTGCTCCTTGTCGGTCACACGGTCGCTCATCAGCACATTGTAAGCATCAATCAGCGGGATCTGTAACTCATAGTCACCCAACGCCAGCTTATTGTTCTGGTATTCGATCAGCGGCACTTCTCCCTTGAAATGTGCCTCTGGCTGTTCGATCAGAGCCTGTGGTTCTTGGATGTCCTGAATGTCCAGCACGTACTTGTAATTCTGTGTCAGTACAGTTGCAACATATGTAATGTTCGTGCGGTCTGTGGAGTCAATTCTGGCATAATAATAGACACCAAAAAGCTCATTCTGCTCTATGGTGTCATCGTATACCAGGAATGTATTCTCAGGTGGCAGATTCTTGATCGTCAGTTCTGTTTCGCCCTGCTTGGTGTATATGTACTCGTACGCCCTGCCATATACAGACAGGTCAAGGCCGTTGTCACCGTCCACTTCATCCGCCCCGGCGTGTTCCAGGGCATCTGTAAGTGCTGCGATATCATCCGGGCTTTTGTAACTGACCGGATTGCCGATGAAATAACTGCTGGCTGTATCTGCGATGTCTTTTGCATGATTGCATACCAGCCTGTTTTCCCGGTCTTCGTCCAGAATCTTATGTCTGCCTTCGTAATAATTTTTCAGACCTTTCAGACGTTCATAACTTCTTCTATGTTTCATGATCAGATGCCTGATTGCCTGCTTGTCCGGATTTGTTTCATCCCACTTATCCGCAGGTATTGTAAAAACATGCATATTTTCTCACCGTCCTCTCTTAATGGAATCCCGCTTTTCGCTTACTCCGGATGATTGCTGTTTGATTATTCAAAATTGTGTATACAAAATAGCGTAATGCATCCATTGCGTGATCATGTTCTTTTACCGGTCTGTCTTCTCCATGTGCTGCTGCCGCTTCATCCCAGATATACGAGCCAAATTCCTGAATGGTATTTACACAGGAATCTGCAAATATGATTGCTTCCTGGTTCAGCTTCGTTCCTACAACACGAATGCCATCTTCTACGTTGTTCTTCGCTTTGACCACTTTGTATCCTCGCTTTCTCAACTCTGCAATGAATGATGCTGCAGATGGATCCACGATAATTCCCTTGATTTTCGTTTCTTCCAACCAGCTTTCCAGATCGTCTGCATACTCACTGTCTGTTTTCTGCTTCCCCTCTGTTCTGCCGGAATAATAATATTCCCGGATGCAGTACCAGACACCGTCTGTACCCTTGTTCCACAACAGAAATACCGTTGCATTCTGCGTACCGTAGTCGCACGATACATAGCGGCCTGACGGCAGCAGGCGGTCACAGAACGATAGAATGTTTTTGATATGTTTCGTCTTGTCGAACATATCATAGATGATACCCTCAGCCATGCACCACAATCCAAGAATATACCGCTGATAGAATACGCCGGAATACATTCCCCGGTATCTGATTTTCACTTTTTCTGACAAGCTTAAGTTATCATCCATCGTGAAATGCAGATAGATCAGGTTTTTCTTTTCTTTCTGGTCAATCCAGTTTTGCTTGAACCAGTGATACGGGCCATCCGGATTACAGTTGAACCAGAATTTTGAACCATCCACGGAACATCGTCCGGTCGCCTGGTTGACGAAGGACTCCGGCATTAGTGCAACCTCGTCAAAAAACACACCTGCCAGAGTAATTCCCTGGATAAGATCCTGTGATCGTTCGTCTTTTCCACCGAATATGTAGAAATAGTTCTCGACGTCACCTTTCGAGATGACAACAAGATTATCTGCTCGGTGATCCGAAACACGATAACCTCTTGATTTCAACATTAATTTCAACCAGAACAAAACGTTTCGTCTGAAAGAACCGATTGTCTTACCGCACATGGCGAAGTTCTGCCCCTGAAAGCTGCTCATTGCCCACAGGACAAACGAAAGTGACATACTGACTGTTTTTCCCGAACGGATTGCTCCGTCCGCTATAATTCCGTCACAGTCCTTTACGGGCGATTCCTCTGTCCACCAGTTAAGAACCTGCCGCTGTTTCCTGGAAAACGGCTGGAAATGGAAATACTGCTTAGTTTTCTTCATCTGCCCAGTCCTCTGCGGCTGTTCCTTTCAGTGCCTCTAAGAATCCATCATCAGCGGCTTCTGTTTCGTCATCTGTCTGGGCTTTCGCCTTGATCAGATCCGTCTGAGCTTTCAGCTGCTCGATTCTCGCTTTCTGCTCTGCTTCATCCAGTTCTGTCCTCTGCCGTTCGTTCCAGCCCTTGAAATTGTTTCTCAGGCTGAACTGTGCACCATTTGCACCATCACGATCAAAAAGACGTTGCTCCGTGTATGCTTCCACCATGGTCTTCGCACGCGTTATCGTGTCAACAAACTCTTTCTTAGCCTGGTAATTAAGCAATGCCATCCTGCTCGTAAAACCCAGTGCAAGAGCCAATCCTGTCACGGTAGGCGGCCTGCTGTTTACGGTTATCGGATGACCGAATTTGTCCATTACCGGTTCTCCGTTGCCATCTCTTAGTATTTCACCTTCACATTTTTTGAAATATGCGTCGATCTTCTCTTCGATTTCTTCCTTGCATTTATATTTTGGTGGCCGTCCGACCGCCTTTTTCGTAGCCATTATGCCACCTCCTTGTCATTACTTTCGTTTCATTACCCGGTTCATAACTCGGTTTTTCCGTGCTGTTCTTCTGTATGCACTGTTATCTTTCAATCCTATACCAAGCTCATAATCCGGTCTGCTGTCTCTTTCCTTCTGATAAGCTTTTTCGGCTTTTTTATACTCTGCATTTGAAACAGCTTTTGTTGTGGCTCCGTTGGATTCTACTCTTTGCCGGAACTCTTTTGCAGACATATTCAGAGGCGTTGGCTCTGGTGTTCCGCTGATTCCCCTCTGGTAGTAATTCTGACCATCTTTGCTCGTGAAATAATATCTGGTTGTTTCACCGTTATGCGTTACATCAAGCCCAGTTGTTTTCAGTCCGCTGCCAGAACCTCCGCCTAAATTGCTGTTGCTTCCACGTCCGCCCATATATCCTCCTTTTTTGTGCATAAAAAAGAGACCCATTTCTGAGTCTCTTTCAGCAAATATCCGGATTTCAACCGGAGCCTCCTCTATCAAGGCGTACTCACCCTATACGATCATTTGCCTCTTCTATTGTACCATTTGTCTGTTACACTTTCAACCATTCGTTTTTCTTTCGGTGTTAAATTTGCGGCACCTTTCGCCCCGTCATTTTCATTATGCAGATATCCGTGGTGCGTATGAGGTATCATGTTCTTATGTGGATGCATCAAGTCAATCTGCTTACTTCTTTTATTTTCTTCATCATAATACGTAATTGCAGATATGTTATCCCTGTTATCTATTGTCACGTATACTCGCCTATTTGTCATTGTTTCTATTGGAGTTTTTGACGACTTCGAATCATTATACCTGACAAATTTTATATTTCCAGATTCATGTAACGTCGTGTATTCCGTTCCATAGGCTTTTCCTTTAACGCTAACCCCACTAGAACTCCCTCTACCACCCATTACATTTTGCCTCCTTGAATTTCTCCTGAAACGTCCGAATATGTACGATATTTCCCATACATTCTTCTGGTACATTTCCGTAGAAAATAATAGTCTCCGGTTCCAACCGTCTGACCATCTCTTGATATCCCTGTATGAATAATTCTTTTGCTTTCTTGCTCTTCTGTGTTCCAACGCTGGATACGGCTACTGTTCCGTTTGTAGGTTCTCCATCGAAACACCATTCGTAAGAATCCGGTGTACTCCAGCTTATCGTTGGTATTACATCCACTCCATTTTCCTGTAAATACGCTCCGATCCAGTGTTTTCGGTAATGGTTGTAGATTTGAATGATTTTCGGAAAATCCGTATACATGGAGAAATCCGGTGTCATTACATACCGGAACTGCTGTAAGATTGGCAGGTATTTGTTTGGCTGGTTCCAGATACGATTGAACTGGTAGTCATCCAGAAAGAAATGTACGCCTTTCCCCTCCTTGTCCTTACAGGTTCTGCAATAGTTGAATCCTATAAATTCACATTTCTCAAACTCTGTAGGTTCTAACAGTGGTGTTCCGTACTCACCAACGCCCTCGTAGATACGATACTGCAAATTTTCGTAACTCTGCATATTTCTTGTCATTCGTCTCACCTGCCTTTCTTGACAATAAAAAAGCAACCCTAAGGCTGCTTTGATGTTACATAATGTAAATTTACAAACCACTAAATATTATATAGGATATAAATGTCATAAAACCTGAAAAAACTATTGCCATCGAAAATGCCATAATTATTTTCTTCCAACTATCAAACATTATATCTATATTATATTGTTTTTCAATAACAGAAAAACCGATAGAAAACCACATAATAGATCCAACCGTGCAGAAACAAATGGCGTATAATATACTTTTCATAAAATCACCCTATTCGTTGTCATGATTCTCATCAACGTCATCTATATCCTCTGATTCAAATTGCAAATCCTCACTCAATGAACCTAACGTTTCCAATTGTTGCAATGCATATTCAATATCCACGCCCCCCTCTTTTGCCGTTTCATAAAGCTCTAAAGCTTTCATCATATTTTCAAGTTTTTGTGTGTTAACTTCTTCTTTTTCCTTTTCCAATTCAATTTTTTCTTTTTCAATAGTTAAATCCAATGTCTTAGCTTCGCGTATAGTTCCAATAATCCCTGGCAATTCAACATCTTTTACTTTTCCACCTGTTATTGTTATCATAAGAAAAATCAATGGCAACTTTGCTTTATCTAAAGTCGACACAACATTTTTTAATTTCATTCTGACTGAACCAGGAGAATTTAAATTAATAGTTGTCGATATATCATCCGCATTTGAAATGGAACACACAAACTCTGTAAAGCTATACATAAGTTTAGATATTTGTCTTGGTTTTAAAGGATTCACCTGTCTCACATTAATCGCAATGTTCAAATCACCTTTGTAAGCATAACAATCATACAAACAATTTAATATATCTCTATCATAATCATTAAGATTACTAAGTCCATGATAATTAGATATTGCCTGTCGCAAATTATAGCTCATTGATGCAGGAGATATTACTTTTAAAACTTCAATATGTCTTCTTTTTCTGTAAGGACATTTTACCTGCATAATTTCTTTTTCGCCATTATCAATCTTAGGAATTACTGCTAGCTCATCTCGTGCTTCCTTTCCTTCAACTTCATAATATTCTCCAGCCTTAGCGATTGCTATTTTCTCACTTCTTCTGTTTGGGATTAAAATATAATCCCCCTCTTGAATATCAAAAATAAAACTCTTGCATTTATTAATTGCTCCAGCAGGTCTTAAATCCCCATACCAATTCTTAATAGATTCTTTTAGAATTTCTTCTTGTTTCTTTCCAAAATCTGTTTTTTGAGTAATAATATTCCACCCCAATGCAACAAATTTGTCCGCTATAAACTCTTCAAAAAAAAATCCTTTCTTAGTTCGAATCATCCAGAAATTTTTATCCTGATCTATATTTCTTACAGTATATCTTAAAGCATTATTAATAATATTTGCTTCCGCTAATTTCTCTCTTGCCATTTAATCCTTTTCCTTCCTGCATACATTTTTTCTATCATACTACAAAACGCCCCATATTTCTACAGGACGTTTTAAAAAATGTATGTGGTTGGATGGTTTAAATCCAGTCGGAACAGAAGGACTCGAACCTTCGCCCTTGTCTACTCATGAGACTGCTCTCGCCGCTGAGCTATGTTCCGATGTTGCCGGGCTGTTGAAACCCGGCAGATATACAATATACGGAGGTAAATGAAAAGAACCAATCATGTCAGCATCATTCCCAAATTGGATTAAACCCATTATATTATATGTTTAGTGTACTAGAGTGTACACTTTAACAAATTTTTAAATTTTGCAAAGCTCTTCCATGAATCTTAATCGCTCCTTCTCGTGAATATCCCATTCTTCTCCCAACTGCTATCCAGCCCAGCCCCCACAGATACCGCAGTCGCAGCACCCTCTGCTCATCCGGGTTCTCCATACGTCTGATTGCCAGGTCGATCTGTTCACGTGTCCTTGCTTTTTCCAGGCGTTCCTGTTTCAGCCGATCAATCTGCTCATCCAACAGCACCATGTAATCCGACAGATCGGACTGCTGGCTGCCTTTCGGCATCCCGTCATTGACCATGGATGGAAACATCTGATCCATCCGGAGCCTCTGGATCTCTTCCAGGATCTCACGCTCCCTCCGTTCACATTCCCGGTATCTTCGCAGGAACTCCTTTTTCTTGTCGTTTTCCGTCATCTCCACCGGCATCGCCTCCCCTCATGCATTTCCTTGCTATTATTTCCAGGATTTCACCGTCTTCATCATCGGTGTGTTCTATGTAATGTTCTATAATTTTGACTGATGCCAGTTTTGTCATCTTGCTCTTTACTGCGGCTGGTTCATGGAATCTTCTGGCTGCATCAGCATCAACACTCTGCTCCAGATGATCATAATGTGCTTTACGTTTTACATTTTTTTCTGCTGCTTTCATCGCTCATCTTCCCGCCCCTTTCATGAACGCCTCAACCATGGCTTTTTTCCAGCTTCTTTCGTATTGTCCACAGCAGTATGCGTTCACTGTAACATCTCTGAACTCTTCACTCTTCGGGCACACACAGATCCCTCTGCTGTCGTGGTATCTGCATGTGCTGCAGTTCTTGTTATTCTTCATTTTTTATTTCCCCTTCTGTAATGATTTCAAAAATT